CTTGTACTTCATGTTGCTGTCTATCCAGCTGTGGGGGAGTGGGGCATTTGGCACAGGACCGGCAAGGCTCAGGAAAGCGGCCGGCAGGCCGCGAAGCCTTGCGCCGTGGGCGTTGCGGCCGTTTGAGCTGCAGAAAAGCCGGCGTTTCCGGTTTGGCACAAAACACGCCGGAAAAGAGCGTGATTGCCCAATTCCGCACAGATCCCGAGCCGTTCAGCTCCCACTTTGCGACGTCGGTACCGGCTGGATGACTCCCATCTGCAGCAGCGCCACCATCAGTGAATTCATCCCTTCCTGGTCAAGCCGGCGCAAGGCTTCCGCGCCGCTGGGCAGGTGACTGACCATCTGCAACAGCGCATTGTAAACCCCAGCAGCAGCGACCGCCTGGTCACCAGGCGGAGCCACGTCGTAGTCCCTGCCTAGCACCGCTGAGCACGCGACCAACACCCGTCCAAGCAGCTCAGGGTCCACCACACCGGCCCGCAACGGCCTGTTTACCGCGTATTCAGGCTGCTTCGGCGACATGACCTGCCACCGCGAGTCGGCCGAATCGACCTCCAGCGCCGCTTCGCTGACGACTCCCGCTCCGACACTCCTCGCGTCGATCATCGCCTGCACGTCGGGCGGTGGAATGAACGCCTTGACGATGCCACCTGGCCCGTTCCCAGGTCGTTCGATGAAAGGCCACGGATCTTTCCGGAGTCTCGCGTACCAGTTCTTCCTGCTCTTCGGGAGCCCTGGCAGACAAAATCTGGCCAGCTCAGAGACGGTATAAGTGTTACGAAGTGTAACGTTCTCGGTCATGGCGTAACAGTTCCCAAAATCGCAGCAAAAACCGCTATTTGCCGCGCAATGTTGAAAATCGGCGCCGCGCGTAAGTGTTACGCTTGACACCGTCACACTTACGGCGTTACAGTTGGCACAGTCAATCACGAACGGTACAGTTGACATGCCACGCAGAACCGCCGCAAAGCTCAAGCCAGACTGGTCCCGCGAGTACATCAAGTACCGCATCCGTGCCCAATACGGCTCGATGGTCGCCATGGCCGGCTGTTACGGGCTTGATCCTTCGGTGATCAAGCGCGCGCTGAGCGTGCCCTATCCAAAGGTCGAACGGACCATAGCAATTGCCCTCGGAACCAACCCAGAGACCATCTGGCCAAGCCGCTACGAGCCCGAACTGCTGCGCACCAACAGGCGTCTCTGGCGGCGTCTAGGCAACCTGAAGTCTATCAGCGCCGCCGACGCCGCGCTGGTCGAAACGGACCAGGACAATTGACATGGGCGATTGGTCCGAACGCGACCTGTTCAGCGATGCCCGAGAGCAGCCCGGCGGGCTAGGCTGCGCAGTAGAAATCGCCGCGACGATCGCCCAGGCGATCGACTCGGCCCGCAGCAAGCAAGGCCTGTCGCGCGAGACCATCGTGCAGCGGATGGCCTTCCACCTCGGAGAGCGGCTCAGCGAGGCGACCCTCAACAGCTACACCAGCCAGGCGCAGGAAGGCCGGGAGATCAGCCTGCGCCGTGCCATGGCCTTTGATGCCGCGATCGGCCAGGACGTCCTGCTGGCCCTTTTCGCCCGCAAGCGTGGAGACCGCCAGGTCGTCACCTCAGACGACGCCGCCCTGCTCGAATGGGCCAGGCTGCACCAGGAACAGCAGGCGATCGCCGCCCGCAAACGCGCCCTCGAAGCAATGCTCCTGACCAGGAGAACCAAGTGACCAAAGACACCAAGGCCGACGCCGTGATGCGCCTGGCTTTCCCGCCGTGCTGGCCGGTTTCGGCCGCCTTCAAGTCCGGTTGTCGCGCCAAGCTCTCTGCCATGCTCGATGGCGCCGCATCGCCCGCCATGCCCTACCTCTACGGCAGCCACGAAGCCGCGCAATACCTCGATGGCCAGCAGCATGGCGAGACACTCGCCGGCGAGCTGCTCGGCTTCTGCTGCGACCACGCCCACTCACACTCATGACCGCCGCCCATTACTCCTGCGCCGAGCTGGCGGCCATGAACCTCCCTGGCTACCCCAAGGCCAAGAAGAACTGGATTGAGCTTGTCCGGCGTGAATCCTGGCCAAGCAGGCCGAGAACAGGCCGTGGTGGCGGCTATGAATACACTCCACCAGCCCCCATCCTCAGGCTCATCCGCCTCAAGGAGCGCGCCCTCGAGGCCATAGACGCCCCTGCCTGCGAACAGCAGATCCTGGCCGCGCTCGTTTCTTCCCTGGCCGACATCAAAGCCCGCCAGGCGGCTGACGAATCCGCCAGGAAAGACCAGGCTGAAGCCATCCTTCGCGATCTGGCCGGGCTCTCCGAGCGCGCATCGCTCACCCTCAATGCCCGTTCCGAGATTGCCAGAGGCTGGCAGGTATGGTTCGTCCAGGCGCAGCCGATGCAGCGCTCCGCATCGTGGCTCCCATACGCCGACGCCTACAATGCGCGGGAAATCCCGATGGCAGAAGCCATCCGCGAAGCCTTCCCTCACGTATCACCGCGCTCCGTACAGCGCTGGGTATACGAATACGAACGCGGCCACCTCGACGCCCTCGTCGATCGTCGCAGCGCTGCCCGGCAACGCCGCGGCAGCACCGCCTTCAACGCCGCCCCGCTCCTGGCCGCCGCCGCGTCCAAGATGCTGCTCGACAAGCCCGGCATCCGCACCCAGCAGCTCCTCAACCTTCTCGTCACCGCAGCCACCCACCCAGAGACCGGCGAACAGCTCTTCAACCCGCCCACATACGGCCAGGTTCATCGCTTCCAGCAGGCCTGGATCGCCGACCACCGTGACCTCTACCTCCGCGCCACAAACCCCGACGCATGGAAGAACCAGACCATGCTCGCCTTCGGCAACCGCTCCGAGGACGTCACCGCCCTCAATCAACGCTGGGAGATGGACGCCACCCCGGCCGACTGGCTCCTCATCGACGCCGACGGAAAAAAACGGCGTTACACCGTCTCCGTCATTGTCGACGTCTGGAGCCGCCGCATCCTCATCGTCGTCTCGCGCACCCCGAGGACAATCACCCACTGCCTCGCCCTGCGCGCCGCGCTCCTCGCCTGGGGAGTCCCCGCCGAGATCGTCACCGACAACGGCCAGGACTACCAGAGCGACCACTTCCGGCACGTCCTCACCGCCCTCGGCATCACCCACCTCACCACCGCCCCCTTCAGCCCTGAAGAAAAGCCGCACGTCGAGCGCGCCATCAAGACACTCAACCACAGCATCCTCGAACTCCTGCCCAGCTTCGCCGGCCACTCCGTAGCCGACCGCAAGGCCATCGAATCACGCGAATCCTTCGCCGCCCGCCTCGCCAAACGCGGCGAAACCATCGACTTCGCCGCCACCGGCGCCGCCCTCACCGGCGCCCAGATGCAGACCACAATTGACCAGTGGATCGCCGGCATCTACGAGCAACGCCCGCACGGCGCCCTGGCCGGCCTCAGCCCCCACGCCAGGGCCGCGAGCTGGACCGGAGAGACCCGCCGCATCGCCGACGAACGCGCCCTCGACCTCCTCCTCGCCCGTCCCGCAGGCGGCGGCCAGCGCACCCTGCAGAAGAAGGGCATCGCCCTCGACAACACCTGGTTCATTGCCCCCGAGCTTGCCACCATCGACATGGGCAGCCCCGTCGAGATCTTCGAGACCCCCGATCTCGGCCGCATCATCGTCTACCACCGCGGAAAATTCCTCTGCATCGCAGAGGCCCCCGAGCGCACCGGAGTCGATCGCCAGGCCATCGCCGAGCAGGCCAGCCAGATGCAGCGCGAGCGCATCAAGGCCCAGAGTGCCGAAATCAAGGCCGCCACAAAGGGCCTCCCCAGCACCGACGAAGTCGTCCGCCGCCACCTCGCCGAAGCCGCCCGGTCCGCCGGCAAGCTCGTCACCGCCCACTTCGGCGCCAAGGCCGAGCACCACAGCGACGGCCTCGCAGAAGCCGCAAAAGCCGCCGCCGCCATCGCCGGCCCGCGGCCCACCAGTCGCGCCGCGCAGCTCTCCGCGCAGGCCCGCGCCGCCATGGCCGACCTGCCCGCCAACGTCACCCAGCACCCCGCCGCCCGAGCGCACGCCACGCCGCTCGAAGGCATGACCGCCGCCGAAAAATACGTCCTCTGGCTCGACTACGACGCCCTCGTACAAGCCGCCGGTGGCGACCCGGAAACCCTCCCAGAAGCCTGGCAGCGCCGCTTCTGGAGCGGCTTCCCGCAAAGCTCCATTTACCGCGCCCAGGCCGCACTGGCCGGGGCGCAAAAAGAAGCCCGCGGCGGGTAGCAACCGCCGCGGGCCGTTGCCGGCTTCCGCCGGCGCCCTCTTCACGAGAAAGGAACCACAGTATGACCCAAGAAAGCCTCCACGCCAAGACGACGGCGGCCAACTTCCCCACCTCCGGCTCCGGCCAGATCGCCCCCCTCGCCAACATCGGCGTCATGGAACAGGCCCTGCAGCGCCTCAGCGCCCGCAGCATATCCGACCCCGGAATGATCGTCGTCAGCGGCCCCAGCGGCTACGGCAAGAGCGTCGCCGCCGCCTGGGCCAAGGCCCGGCACCGCGCCTACTACCTCCAGCTCGACGACTTCGTCACCAAGAGGTCCATGCTCCTCGCCATGTGCCGCGCCCTCGGCCTCGAGACCAACGGCCAGGCCCCGCGCGGCACCACCGCCGAGCTTGCCGACATCGTCGGCGCCCAGCTCAACGGCAGCCGCCGCACCCTCATCATCGACGAATTCGACTTTGCCATCGAAAAAGGCCTCGTCATGAGCGTCTTCTCCGTCTACGAGAAGAGCCGCGCCAGCATCATCCTCATCGGCGAAGAAGCCCTGCCCGGCAAGCTCAAGCGCTGGGAAAAATTCGACGGCCGCGTCCTCGACACCCTCTATGCCGAAGCCGTCGGACTCGACGACGCCCGCACCCTGGCGCGCCACAAATACCACGCGCTCACCTTCGCCGACGACCTCCTCGCCCACCTCGTCGAGATCTCCGCCGGCAGCGTCCGGCGCGTCAACAACAACCTCGGCCTCATCCACAACGAAGCCCTCGGGCTTGGCTGGGACGCCGTCGACCTCGCCTCCTGGCAGCACTACAGCCACAGCAGCGCCGCCGCCCCAGCCCTGCAGCTCCCCGACGTCAAAAGGAGGGCACGCTGATGGCCCGGCAGCCCGCAATCCTTGAACTCGTCGGCGGAAAAAGCCGCCGGCAGCGCATCTGGGAAGCCATACGCCTGCTTTCCTGGCAAGGCGACGGATACCTCACCGTCGAGCGCATCGCCCGCGCCGCCAAGGTCGAAGTCGACCCCGTCCGCTACGCCCTCAAAGGCTGGCTCGCCGCCGGCCACATCCAGATCGTCCCCGGCATTGCCCCTGGCCGAATCGGCGTTAACCGCGTCTACCTCCTGGCCAAAGATAACGGCGTCGAAGCCCCGCGCGTGCGCCCGGACGGCCAGGAAATCACCCAGGGCCGCGGCACCGAAGCCCTGTGGGCAGCCGCCACCGCCCTCGACAGCTTCACTGCCGACCTCGTCGCAGAAATCGCCCAGGTCCGCGGCACCACCGCCCGCACCTGGTGCGGACTCCTCGCCAAGGCCGGCTACCTCGAGACCCTCGCCGCAGGCAAAGGCACCGGCCGCGGCGGCACCCCGGCCACCTACCGCGTCGCCACCGCCCACCGCGACAAACCCCGCGCCCCCATGATCACCCGGATCAAGGCCATCTACGACCCCAACATCCACCAGATCGTCTGGGCAGAAGGCGCCGACGCCGCAGCCGAATCAATCGACGCCGGCGAGGTGCTCTGATGCCGACCCAGCAGCCCTACATGGCGGAACGCTGGTTCCAGCTACTGGAAAAAGCCGTCGCCGAAGAACCGCGCGGCAAGGCCGGCGTCGTCGATCGCCTCCTCGCCGCTGGCGCCCAGCGCGTCAGCCGCACCCAGCTGAGCCTCGTCCTCTCCGGCAGCTACCCCGCCAGCCCGCAGCGCCTCGCCGCCAAGGTCCTCGCTGTGTACGACCGACACCCCTGCCCGTACCTCGGCGCCGACGTCTCCATCGACCACTGCATCACCATCACCCGCGGCCCCGTCCCCACCTGGGACCCGGCCGCCCTCGACAACCGCCGCGTCTGCCAGACCTGCCCGCACAAACCCCAGCAACCAGCCGAAGGAGGGAACAAGTGAACGCCAACCATCCGACCACCATAGACGCCGGCCGCGAGGCTGCCACCCTGGCCGTCACCCAGCCGAAGATGGACATCGACCACGTCAAGGCCCTGCAGGACGTCGCCGAAGTCCTCTCCGCCATCCTCTGCGACGTCCCCGACCGCATCCATAAAGCCGCCCTGCGCGATGCCCTGCAGACCATCCTCGACGTCGCCGTCGAGCACGACCACCGCGGCAGCTACCACCTGTTCAGCCAATTCGGCGCCGAAGAGGAGGGCCAAACCGCATGAAAACCGCCCCCACCGCCCGCCGCAGCAGCGGCACCACCCGCGGCCAGCTCCTCGCCCGCATCCACTGCATCAAGCACGAACGCGCCTGGAGCGACGAAGAATACCGCGACATCCTGCACGGCCTCAGCGGCAAGCGCAGCGCCGCAGACCTCGACTTCGCCGCCCTCTCGCGCGTCGTCGCCGTCCTCGGCGCCCGCAGCGCCCGCGTCGCCGCCTCCGTCACCGCACCGCCGGGAGACTGGGATCTCATCGCCCGCGCCACCCCGGAAAAGCGCCCCCTGCTGCGCAAGATCGCCGCCACCTGCACCGCGCTGGGCGCCACCCGCGCCTACGCCGAAGGCGTCGCCTCCAGGCAGTCCGGCGGCATCGAACGACGGCTCGAAATGTGCAGCTACGACGAGCTGTACCGGATCGCCATCGCCCTCGCCAACACCCAGCGCAGCCGCCTGCGCAAGGCCGCCGCCACCGCAGCAGCAGCAGAGGTGACCGCATGAGCGCCCACATCATCCCCATCGCCAGGCGCCGCCCCGAACTCCTCCCCGACGCCCTCGCAGACCACCAGCCGGCACACTACCGCGGCACCCAGTGCGACTTTTCCGCCTGGCTCGCCAAGCTCGAACGCACGCTCCGCTGGCTCGACCGCAACGCCGTCGAAGTCCAGGCCTTCGCCTGCTCCAGCCTCAAGGGCGCCCGCGTCCACGTCCGCAGCACCCCGCGGCTGCGCGAAATGCTTCGCGACGAGACCCACAGCACCGGCCACCGCGCCGACGCCATCAGCCGCTGGGAGACCTTCCAGGCCCGAGACCCATCCACCGGCGTCCTCATCGTCTGGGAAGAAGACACCAGGGGAGGGCACTGATGATCGCCACCACAACAACCGCCGCCATCATCGGCTGGTGCGCCATCGCCTACGCCCTGGTGCTGCTCATCCTTGCCGTCGCCGTCATCCTCGACGCCCGCTGGATCGAAACCCTCGCCCGCACCTGGCGGCGCCTCATCCGCGCCTGGATCATCTGGCGCTACCTCGGCCGACCCTGGCGCATCGCCATCGACCGCGCCTGGAGGATTGAGCCATGAGCGCCCGCCGCAGTACGCGCATCCCGTACCCCACCAGCCTCGACGAGCTGTGCGACCTCGACGTGCAGATCACCGCCCTGTTGCGCCGCGGCCTCAGCTGCACCGAGATCGGCCGCGAAGTCGGAATCAACGACCGCACGATCAGCAGCCGCGTAGATGTCCTCCGCCGGCTCCACCTGCAGCACGGCATCACGCTGCCAGACCCCAGACAAGCCGGCAGGACAGCCATCGCGCGCACCCTCGACGACCTCGGACCCAAGGACCAGCAGCTCATCGAACTCTTCCATGAGGGCATCGAATACGCGGAAATCGGCAGGCTGCTCGACATGCCGCGGCAGACCGTCGCCACCCGCATCGTCCGGCTGCGCGAAAACCTGGGCGAACACTTCCTCCCCAGACGGCACAAACCTCCCGACGGGGAGCACAGCACCACCCCCAGGCAGTCGGCACACAACGAACGCTCCGGCCGCGTCCGCTGCCTCGGCGGCTGCGGCCAGCACTTCGACAGCCCCGACCGCTGCCGCATCCGCATCTGCCCCAAGTGCAAGGCCAAACACCGCGAGAGCGGCGAAACCCACACCGAATACCGCCTCTTCACGTGAAAGGATCCATCATGCCCCCCCGCACCAAGACCCGCCTCAAAGCCGTCGCCGCCCAGACCGTCCCGCAGACGCGCGACGAAGTCGCCCAGCTCATCGCCGAGATCGGCATCGACAGCCGCGAACTCGCCGTCCTCGAAGCCGAGATGAACGGCGAACTCGCCCGCATCAAGGAACGCTGGGAGCAGCTCGCCGAGCCCGCACGCCAGCGCATCGAGATCGCCCAGCGCGGCGTGCAGGCCTATTGCGAGGCCAACCGCGAGACCCTCACCCAGCACGGCCGCACCAAGACCCACAGCTTCACCACCGGCGACGTCTGCTGGCGCACGCGCCCGCCCAGCGTGCGCATCACCGGCGAAGAATCCGTCCGCGACGCCCTCCAGCGCCTGCGTCTCGACCGCTTCCTGCGCACCAAGATCGAGATCAACAAGGAAGCCATCCTCAACGAGCCAGAAGCCGTCGCCCTGATCCCCGGAATCAAGATCTCCCAGATCGAAGACTTCATCGTAACTCCGTTCGAGGCCGAACTCACCGGGCCGGAGGCCGCATGACTGCCCGTGCCACCCCCGCCGCCGGCGGGAAGACCCTCATGGACAGCAAACGGCATCCGGCAGGCAGGCAGCAGCCCGCCATGTGCGTCGTAGTCCTCGGCTACGGATTCACCTACGCCATGCCGATGGCCGACGGACTCGCAGTCATGCGCGCCATGTCCAGCGCCGTCGAAGTCGAGCCCGAATGGCCCATCGGCAAGGGCGCCGAAAAATACCAGGTTCGCCGCCCAGCACAGGCCGACCTGCGCATGATCCAGCCCGGCCAGATCATCCAACTCCAGCCAATCGCCACCAAACCCAGCACCGGACCCGACCAACCATGACCACCACCACCACCGACCCCCAGGCCACCGCCCGGAACCTCCGCATCCAGATCAACACCTGCGGCAGCTGGGCCAACCTCATCACCGTGCACGAAAACGGCCTACCCATCGTCCTCACCGCCTGCGCCGCCCTCGCCATCGCCCACCACGGCGCCAAGCCGCCGACCTTCCGCGCCATCGACCCATCCGGCCGCGCCCGCCCGCTCGACTTCAGCGTCGCGCGCCTCTGGGTCCGCGAGCTGCAGGCCATCGCCGAACAGGCCCGGCAGGACCTCGACACCGTCGTCACCGCCCCAGCCGACGACACCGACGACACCCGCTGACCACCCAACCCACCACCCACCACGGAGACCAGACCATGAACCCCACCGAACTCCTTCAGGCCATCCAGAACGTCAGCCGCATCCCCAAGGCCACCGCCCGCGAAGTCCTCGAAACCGCCGCCGAAATCATCGCCGAAGCCCTGCGCGAAGGCGATGCTCCGGCCGTCAAGGTCCCCGGCTTCGGCACCTTCAAGGCCCGCACCGGCAAGACGCGCGTCATGCAGATGAACCTGCGCGACCCCGAGCAGACCCGCCTCGTCGGCGGCCACCGCCGCGCCCGCCTCATCCTCGCCAAGACCTTCCGCGACCGCGTCGACAGCCGGAGCCTCTGATCATGGCCGCCAGCACCCCAGCCGCCCTCATCCGCCGCGCCCTGCACGACCCCGCCCCGGAGCTGCGCCCCCTCGCACCGCCGGGCCGCTGCGCCGAGGGCTACCGCGACACCCCGCGGCCGCTCCTCGCCCACGCCGACCCCGGCCAGCTTCGCGCCGCCGCCATCGAACGCCTCGTCCACACCCTCCTGCGGCCCGCGCTCTGGCCCCTGCGCACCCTCTCCGGCATCGTCAGCCGCACCCTCGCCGCCGCCCCCGGAAAGGCCACCTGACCATGCCCACGCCCGCGCCGCACCCCCCGCACCAGCCACCCGCCGGCGCGGGCGATCGCCTCACCATCGGCCCCCACGGCCTCGCCCTCATCCGCCACTACAACCCCTGGTCACCGCGGCCATACCACCACTGGCGGGGCTATCCGGCCATCGGCTACGGGCACCGCCTGCGCCCGTCCGATGCCCAGATCGTCACGCGCACCCAGGCCGAACTGCTTCTCGCCGAAGACTGCCACCTCATCGGCATCTACCTCGGCGCCACCACCCCCATCCCCCTCCCGCAGCGCGCCTGGGACGCCATCTGCAGCCTCCTCCACGACGTCGGCCTCCTCGCCTACGAACGCTCCCGGCTGCGCACCCGCATCAACGCCGGCGACCACCGGGGAGCCTACGACGAATGGCCCCGCTTCGACGAACGCGCCTTCAACACCCACCCC